CAGAACTTAAAACAAAACTATGGATTTAAAAAATCAAATATTGGTAGCACTTGGTCTTGATAAAGGCGAAGAAGTATCAATGGCTTGGCAAGCAAAGTCAGAAGACGGAACTATTTTCGTTTCAACAGCTGAAGAATTAGCTGAAGGCGTGGATATCAGCGTTTTAACTGAAGATGGCACGACAATTTTACTTCCAATCGGAAGTTATTCTACTGATACAGGAGTTACTTTCAGAGTTGAAGAAGAAGGTATCGTTGCTGAAGTTATGGAAACTGAAACTGAAGAAGTTGAGGAAGAAGAAATGGAAGAAGTTACTGAAGAATTAGAAGTTGAAGATGATGCTTTTGAAAGATTAGTAGAAAGAGTTCAGAACTTAGAGGACGCAATAGCAGACTTAAAAGAAGATAAAGTAGAAGCTACTGAAGAAGTAGAAGAATTAGCAGTAGAAGAAGAAGAAAGAGGAACTACTCCAAAATCTATTAAGACTACAGAAGTAGTTGAGTTCGAAGAATTAAAAGCAGAAAACGAAAGACTAAAGACTGAATTAGCATCAGCACCTGCATCAGCTCCTTTAGATACAAATAAATTTAGTTCAGACAAAGCATTACCAACTAAACAAGATTTCAAAAGAATGACTAAGCAAGAGAAATTCTTATATAACTTACATAACTAATAATTAAAAAAACAAAAACAAAATTATGGCATTACTAACAACATCAAACTTTACGGGCAAGGCAGCAGGTTTCTATATCTCAGCAGCTCTAAAGCAATCAAACTCGTTAGACTACTTAACTATGATAGAAAATATCAAGTTCAAGTCTAACCTACAAAACTTAAACCAAACTGTAAATGCAGTAGCAGATGCAACTTGCGACTTTACATCAGCAGGTACTTTAGCTCTTACTGAAAAAGTATTAGAGCCAAAAAGATTACAAGTAAACTATGAGCTTTGTAAGGCAGACTTACTTGACTCTTGGGAAGCTTTACAAATGAGAGCAGGAGCAGGAGCACCACCACCTGCATCTTTTGAAGACTATGTTATCTCTTATATGGGAGACATTATTGCTGAAGCAACTGAAAATTCTGTATGGGATGGAACAGCTGTTGCAGGTAAATTTAACGCATTCAACGGAGCTGCTACAGGTTTATTATTACCGGGAGTTGATGCTACTGTTGTACAAGATGCTGCTACTGCTGCTTACACAGCTGATAACATCATTGCTAACTTACAAGCTGCTGTAGCTGCTATTCCTGTTGCTGTATTAGGGAAAGAAGACTTACATATCTATATGAACCAAAGAACTTACCAATACTACATTAGTGCAGTATCTACTTTAGGGTATGTAAACGCTTACAATATGAATGGAGATTACGTACCAATGTTTGAAGGGTATAAGATTGCAGTTTGTAACGGAATGACTACAAACGAAATTGTAATAGCTCAAAAATCTAACTTGTTCTTTGGAACTGACTTACTTTCTGATGCTACTAGAATTACTTTGATGGATATGGCTGCTTTAGATGGTTCAGACAATATGAGAATGGTTGCTCGTTACTCAGCAGGTGTACAAACAGGTACAGGAGCTGATATCGTAAGACAGTCTTAATAAATAAATAATACGGAAGGAGGGGGTAAATCCTCTCCTCCCTTAACCTAAAAAAACAAAAAAAATGGCTTGTGGAATTTTATCAAAAGGTAGGGGACTCGACTGTAATAGAATCAGCGGGGGAATAAAGTATGTTTATTTCGGAGTATACGACCAATTTGACGCACCAATACAAACAGTAGGAATAGTTCAATCAGCAGGAGAAATTACAGATATTGAAATGGGTTCTAACGTACTTTACAGATACACTATGCCATTAGGTGTAGCTAGTCTTTCAGATACTATAGTTGGTTCTCGTGAAAATGGAACAATTTACTATACACCTACATTAAATGTAATTCTTAACAGACTTACAAAAGAAGACCAAAATCAAATCAAACTTTTAGGAGCTACTAAAGTAGTTGCATTTGCTCAATTAAATGCTACATTAACTAACGGCCACGACGTAATAGTTGGTTTAGGGGTTTCTAATGGATTAGAACTTAACGCAGGTACTATGGACTCAGGTGCAGCTTGGGGAGATAGAGGAGGTTACACTCTTACTTTTGACGGAATGGAAGCTTTACCTTTCCCAATGGTTGCAGACTATACTACAGACCCTTTTGACAATACAGCGTTCACAATGGGAACTATCGTTACATCTTAATTAGTATTCTTTTATATATTTCTTAGATAAGGGTGGCTTAATTGCTACCCTTTTCTTTTATTAATCCAAACAGAAACAGACTTTTTCTAT